CTCATTATCAGTATCATTATAAATGCCTGCATCAGTGCCGTTAGACATAAAGACCCAATCATCTCTGATTGCATATCCTGCCCAAGTCACACCACGGTCATCGTCTACCTTAATTGTGCCGTAGTTGCCTGTGGCTTGATCAATGTAAGTGTAAGGAGATGTTAAATTAAATGTAGTACCGCTTAATGAGAGGCCAGTACCTGCTGAATAAGTTGTGTTTGTGTCTGTATCTGTACTGCTAATTGTAAAGTTGGGATACGTACCCGTGACAGTTGTTGCACCGGAACCTGTTAAGCTCACAATTTGATCTGGGGCAGAATTAGAAAACGTAGTACCACTTAATGAAAGACCAGTACCTGCTGAATAAGTCGTGTTTGTATCAGTATTAACCCAAGGAACATTTACAACAGCCTGCCCCGATGAGTTTAATTGGATACCGTAAGTGCGTCCTGCTGTCGTACTAACTGAATTAGCCGCTACTGTTTGATCAGTGTCACTAAATAGTTCTATACCACCTCTTGTAGTGCTAGTCGCTTCTGGTAATGAATACACTGTGTCTGTATCAGTCCACGGAACATTAACAAACATCTGTCCATTAGAAAGCTCAACAGGGTAGTTCTGACCACTTTCTGTGTAGCCAATCTTGACAAGACCGAAAGTGCTAGATGTTGCTGTTGAATAAGTCGTGTTGGTATCAGTAGAGCTAATAGTAAAATTAGGATACGTTCCACTTACTGATGTTGCACCGGAACCTGTTAAAGAAACAGTCTGGTCTGGGGCCGCATTAGAAAATGTAGTCCCTGTTAATGTTAATCCAGTCCCTGCTGAGTAGGTTGTATTTGTGTCTGTTGTTACATACCCTGCATCATTAGTCAGACTTGATATGTTATCACCCGGTTGCACCGCAGAATCTGCAAGTGTTCCCTGTGCGGCTGTGGCGTAGTCTGCTGACGCAGTTGTAGCGGCAGTACCTAAACCAAGATTATTTCGTGCTGTGCCTGCATCGTTAAGATCATTTAAATTATTAGCAACAAGAAGCGCACCTGAAAGTGATGCATAAGCGGCTACCCAAGTAGACCCTTCATACACTTTCATGACATCATCAGTTGTATTAAAATATAATGCCCCTGCAACTAATGCGTTACCATCGTTGTCTACTGTAGGATCAGATGTTTTAGTTCCAAGATAACGATCATCAAAAGAATCAAGAGCCGCTAAAGCCGCATCTTTGGCTGACTCAGCCGCTGTTGCTGATGTCGATGCAGAGGAAGCACTATTGGCCGCATTAGATTCTGACGTAGCCGCATTAGATGCACTGGTAGCGGCATTACTTGCGCTTGTTGCCGCACTACTTGCATCATTTTCTGCACTATCAGCGGAATTACTAGCGAGAGTGCGAAATGTATCCGCTTGAGCGGCATAGTGTAAAGCTGAGTACCCTGTGGTAACTCCGTCTGATAAAGTATATTGCGTATTTTCAGGATTAATAGCTAACTTTTCTGCATCATCTTTAGAGTCTTCTGCTGACTCTTTAAACCCTTGTGCAGATGTAGCAGAGTCTGATGCAGATGTAGCAGAGTCTGATGCAGAACTAGCAGAGCTTGCGGCGTTACCTTCTGAGTTTGCGGCAGATGCCGCAGAATTAGCGGCATTAACAGCAGAGTCACTTGCTTTTTCTGCATGATGAAGTGCAGAGTATCCGGTAGTTGTGCCGTCTGATAAAGTAAAAAATGAATTTTCAGGATTAATTGCTAATTTCTGAGCATCACTAGCATTTTCTTCTGCATTTTGAATATCAAGTATATTATCAGCAACGGATGTAATTGCTGTATTACTGCTTGCAACAGTTTGTACGTCTGAACTAATACCTGCTACAGTTGTGACATTAGAAGAAATACCTGCAACAGTATCAATGTTTGTTTGCTGTGCAGATGTTGGCTTAGTCAAAAGCCACGTAGTTGTTCCTAAGTCATATACTTTAAGAACATTGTCTGTTGTATTAAAATACAAAGCACCATCGACAAGAGCGTCACCGTCATTGTCTACTGTAGGGTCTGAAGATTTTGATCCAAGGTATTTATCATCTAAGGCATCTAAAGCGGCTTCAGCGGCTGTCTGTGCAGTCTGTGCCGCAGTAGCTGATGTTGATGCACTGCTTGCGCTACCTGCCGCTTCAATGGCCCTAGTCGTTGCAGTAGCGGCTGATGCAGAAGCTGAAGTAGCCGCTGTAGATGCTGTAGTCGCACTAGAAGCCGCATTGGTTTCTGAAGTAGCCGCATTGGTTTCTGAAGTAGCCGCCGCAGTTGCAGAGGTAGAAGCGTTAGTTGCTGATGTAGATGCCGCACTCGCTGAAGATGCCGCATTAGTTGCTGAAGTACTTGCCTCATCTTTAAAGTCTTCAGCTTTAGCGGCATAGTGTAATGCAGAATATCCTGTTGTTCCATCTTCTAAGGTGTATTCAGAATCTTCAAAATTAATTGCTAGTTTTCTAGCATCGTTTTTATAAGTAGCAGTTTCTAATAAATAGTCTTGGCTTGCCTCAGCAAATGAGGCGGCAGTTTGTGAACGTCCAAGCGCAAGTTCTGCATACGTAGCGGCAAAATCACGTGCAGATTGGGCGGCACTGGCAGAGTTAGCGGCTTCACTGGCAGAATTGGCGGCATCGACTGCTTTTTGTGTTACCTCAGTAACTGTAGCATTTGTAGTAGAATCACCTGCTCCGCCTGTACCACGAAAAATCGCCATTGAAATCTCCAGTGTATAGAATTAGGAAAGGGAGCCTGAATAGACTCCCTTAGATAGTCAGTTTAGGCTGGGAAGACCAACGCTAATGCTGACTCAGGACGCAATACCTGTGTGCCATAGAGCGTGTCTGCAGTGAACAAGTCACCGAGGTACTCTTGCTTGTATTGTGTTTGAGTGCGAACGCCCATCTGCTCTGCGAATACCATCGCATCACGGTGTCCGAGGATACCTGCTTTGAGGTCTACAGTAGCGGCAGTGTTGTCACCAGCGGCTTCAACAATTGGGCAGTTAGTAGAGACGTAAACGTCAATACCGTAGATGCTACCGATTTGACCGTTCTCTACAGGACGGCCTGACACGAAGTCAGAAGAGTTGTAACGAGTGATACCACGAAGTACCTGTACAACTGAAGGAGGAACGACTAGGAAACGCTGATCCATAGGAACATCGTTGTCATCCAACTCTTTAACAGCTTCACGGAAAGCATCATCCGTAAAGATGTCTGCGTTAGCAACTGTGTCAACAGCGTAAGCCGTCAAGCCAGTTGAATCATCCATGTAAAAAGAGTTAGAGTGGATCCAGTCAGAACCAGAACCGTTGTCGTCACCAAGACGCTTACCAAGTGCAAAGAGGTCAGTATCAACCTGCTTTGCAAGTGCATAGCCTGCGTCTGAAGTGTAGAACTGACGAAGTGATGCAAGCGCCTGTACATCAGTGATGTCTTCGATCAAGCGTGAGTATTCGTAGTGCTTGTCGATAGAGACTTGTACTTCTGATTCAGTTGCCGCAATCAGTGTTACCTGAGATTCAGCAGTCTTAGCAGATGCATCACCACGAGTTGGCTTAGGGATATGAAGTGTATCGCCTTTTTTGCCAGTCATAGGCATGCGGTTTACAAGATTGGCAAGTACGAGTGATTTCTCGTATGCCGCTACGATTTCGTCTGACCAAATCTCTGGGATGAAAGTAGCCCCAGTAGTATTGGTGACGTGGTTAGTACCAAGTGCCATGTTTAAAGCTCCTTAATGCTTTAGTTTATTTAACACGTCCCTCAGCGTATGCAGACATGATTTCATCAGCCATTGCATTGTACCGCTTAGGGTCTTTACGCATGAGTTCAATAATGTCGGCACGGCGATAAATCTTACGACTTGGTGCTTCACCAGATCCTTTAGCAGTTCCTGTAGCGGCGGCCTTAGCCTGACGCTGACGGTCTGCTTTGTTCAAGTCTTCAGTGGTAGATACAGCTTGTCTGCGCTCTTTCCAGAGGCTTAGAAGCTCATCCGCACTGTCAAAGTCGAATTGTTGGTCTGCCCGGATATAAAGCTCTGTGCGTACCTTCGAAGACTTAACCCATTCTGCAAAGGCTTCGTCGTTGACGATTTCTTTGAAGTCTGGATGCTTCTGTTCAATCTTACCGATGATAGAAGCTTGCTTTGCTTGTCTGGTATACTCTTCAGCTTCCTTAATCTTAGGATGACTGTCAATTACCTTTCGA